CGACGACCTGACGGTGGGCGCCGGGGCGATCATCAAGGCGTCGTCGAAGGACGCCGACCTCAAGTTCGTCGAGCACTCCGGGTCGTCGATCGAGGCGGGGCGGCTGTCGCTGCTGGATCTGGAAGACCAGATGCGGCAGATCGGTGCCGAACTGCTGGTCATCAAGCCGGGCAATACGACGGAAGTCCAGACAAGATCCGACAACGAGCCCGCCATGTGCGACCTGCGGCGGATCACGCAGGCGTTGGAAGACGCCCTCGACCTCGCGCTCGACTACATGGCCAAGTTCGCGAATGAGCCCACCGGCGGCAGCGTCACGATCTACAACGACTTCGGCGTGTCGTCGCTGGCCGAGGCGTCGGCCCAGTTGCTGGCCACGATGCAGCAGGACGGATCGCTCAGCCACGAGACCCTGCTGAAAGAGCTACAGCGTCGCGGCGTGCTGTCCGCCGACCTCGACGTGGACACGGAGATCGCCGCCTCGACGGCCGAACGCAAGGCGACCCAGGACGCAGCCGCCGCACGCGAGCAGGCGATGATCCAGAACGCGCACGACCAAGCCTATCACGCTTCGCAGCAGGATCACGCGGGCCCATTCCCGGGCCAGTCAGCATGACCACCGAAACGACCACCAGGCCGACCGTCCGACTGATCCACGGCGACTGCCTGGAAGTGCTCAAGACGCTGGACGCGGGCTCTGTCGATGCGGTGGTGACAGATCCACCGTGGGGAATAGACGCCGACACCGACTACACGCGATTCGTGAATGGCAAGACGCGACATATCGATCACGGCGGATGCATCAAGGGCGACACATCGGCCTTCGACCCTCGCCGGTGGTTGCCGTTTCCTCGCGTGGCGCTGTGGGGGGCGAACTGCTTTTCCGAACTTCTCCCGATGGGGCGATGGCTCGTGTGGACGAAGAAGCGAGACAGTCAACTCGGTACGTTCATGAGCGACGCTGAGCTTTGCTGGGTGAACAAAAAGAAGACGCCCCGTCGCGCCCCTGGGGTCTATTGCTTCAGGCATGTCTGGCATGGCTTCGACCGTGAGAGCGAAAGAGGCGTAGTTCTGCATCCGACGCAGAAGCCAATCGAAGTAATGCGGTGGACGCTTGAGATGACCGGCGTTCAGCCCGGCATGACCGTCCTCGACCCATACATGGGCAGCGGCACAACTGGCGTCGCATGCGTCAAAGCCGGCGTCAACTTCATCGGCTGCGAGATCGACCCAACTTACTTCGCCACGGCCGAACGACGCATCGCCGAAGCCAACGACACCTTGTTCTGAGCCGTCGCCGTGGATGCGGTGCGGCGAATCGGGTCGGACGACCCAACCAATATGGGCGGATGCCCAGGGATAGCCAGAAGTGCGACTCAAGACGATCGAACTGAACGGCGCGGTCTACGCCGAGGTGCAGGACGGCAAGCCGGTGTACGAGGCCGACGACGGCAAGGTGGTCGCGTTCGACGCGCCCCACACGTCCGCCACGATCAAGCGGCTGAACGACGAGAACAAGGCGCAGCGCAAGGCGAAGGAGGATGCCGAGGCCAAACTGCAAGGCTTCGCCGGCATCGACGACCCCGAGCACGCCCGCAAGGCCCTCGAGACGCTCCGGAACCTCGACGACAAGAAGCTGATCGACGCGGGCGAGGTGGACCGGGTCAAGCGGGAGTCGCACGAGGCTTACGAGCGGAAGTTCGAGGCCATGTACAAGCCGATCGAGGCCGAGCGCAACGCCCTCAAGAGCCAGCTCCACAACGAGCGGCTCGGCACCGCGTTCAGCCGGAGCAAGTTCATCGCGGAGAAGCTCGCCGTCCCGGTGGACATCGTCCAGGCCCGGTTCGGGTCCAACTTCGGCGTCGGCGACGACGGCAAGATCATGGCCAAGGGGCCGGACGGCAACCCGCTCTACAGCCGCGCACGGCCCGGCGAGGAAGCCGGCTTCGACGAGGCGCTTGAAATCCTCGTGGAAGCCTACCCCTACCGCGACAGCATCCTCAAGGGCTCGGGCGCGTCAGGCGGCGGGGCCGTCGGCGGCCGATCCGGAGGCGGCGGGCGGACGGTCACGCGAGCCCAGTTCGAGGCGATGAACCCGGTCGAGAAATCGACGATCGCCCGCGACAAGGCCGTCTCCATCGTCGACTGACCGAGGCCGCCTGCGGGGAACGCAAGATGAGTGGCAAATACAAACGATTCCCGATGGTCGTGACTCCGATGGGCCGCTTCGACACCTTGGCCGAGGCCGCTCAGGCCAACGGCGTGAACGTGTCGACGGTGCGGAAATGGATGAAGCAGGACGCCGAACGGGCGAGCCTGGATCGAATCCCCTTCGATCAAAGACGGGCTCCGGCATGGGGGCCGACCAAGACCATCGTCGACTGATCTCGGCTCTCTGACGAGTCGCACGGGGCGGACGCCCCACACCCGATCGCCGGATGGCGTCGGCTTTCCGCCGGATGGCGGGTCTGCATCTCCCCACAACCCACCATCCCGCCTCCTGGCGGGCCGTAACGCACATGGAGTAACCCACAGTGGCCAATACCCTGACCAACCTGATCCCGACGCTGTACGAGGCGTTGGACGTCGTCAGCCGCGAGATGGTGGGATTCATCCCCGCCGTCAACCGCGACTCGTCCGCCGAGCGGGCCGCGCTGAATCAATCGATCCTCGTGCCGATCACGCCGGCCTCGACGGCGGCCGACAACACGCCGGCCGTCACCCCGCCCGACACCGGCGACCAGACGATCGGCAACACGTCGATCTCGATCACCAAGAGCAAGCACGTCCCCATCCGGTGGAACGGCGAGCAGCAGCGCGGCATGCAGACCGCCGGCACCTACGGCAGCGTGCTCAAGGACCAGTTCGCGCAGGCGTTCCGCACGCTGACCAACCTGATCGAGACCGACCTTGCCACCGTCGCGTATCAGGGCGCGTCCCGCGCCTACGGCACCGCCGCCACCACGCCCTTCGGCACGGCCGGCGACCTGTCCGACGCCGCCAACGTCCGGCGGATTCTCGACGAGAACGGCGCGCCCCAGAGCGACCTGCACATGGTGCTCGGCGCAGCCGCCGTGGCCAACCTGCGCGGCAAGCAGACCATTCTCTTGAAGGCCAACGAAGCCGGCTCCGACGCCTTCCGCCGCACCGGCGCGATCTCCGAGATCCCGCTCGACGGCTTCATGCTCCACAACAGCAACGCCGTCCAGGCCGTCACCAAGGGCACCGGCGCGTCCTACGTCACGTCGGGATCGACCGCCGTGGGCGTCAACAGCATCGCCCTCGTGACCGGCACCGGAACGGTGCTCGCGGGCGACGTCGTGACCTTCGCGGCCGACGCCAACAATAAGTACGTGGTGAACACCGGCGTCGCCGCGCCCGGCACGATCACCATCGGCTCGCCCGGCGCCCGCGTCGTGATCGCCACCGCCAACGCCATGACGGTCGGCGGCAGCTACACCCCGAACGTCGCGTTCCACCGCTCGGCCATCCAGCTCGTCACCCGCGCCCCGGCCATGCCGATCGGCCCGGACGGACGCGCCGCCGACCTGGCCGAAGACTCGATGACCATCGTCGACCCCGTCTCGGGGCTCGCCTTCGAGGTCTTGCTGTACCGCCAGTTCCGCCAGATGGTGTTCCACGTCGCCATCGCCTGGGGCTACGCGGCCATCAAGCCCGACAACATCGCGGTCCTGATCGGTTGATTCACCGAGGGCGGCGGCTCTCACCGGCCGCCGCCCGCTTCTTTCCGCAGGGGGAGGCTTGATGTTCGGCTACTGGAAGCGCGAAGCAGCGAAGTGGGAGTCGAGGGTCAAGTATGTCAGCGAGAAGCGAGACGACCTGCAAAGCGAGGTCGACTATCGCCGCACGCAGGCCAATGCCCACAACACCGAGATCACGGCTTTGCAGGACGACCTGCGCCGGACCAAGGCCGACCTCGACGCCGTCAAGCTCCAGTTCGCCGCCGAGCAGCAGGACAACGAGCGGCTCAAGTTCGCGCTCAACACCACCCGCGCCGAACGCCAGACGCTGACCGACCAACGCAACACGGCCGTGCGTGAGCGTAACGGCTGGAAGGACGACTACTTCATCGCGGTCGAGCGATTCCAGGCGATGCGGGACGCCAACGGCAAGCTCAAGGCCGCCTCGCACAAGGTCGCCAAGGAACGCGACGAGTGGCGCGAGACCGCCGAGCAGGCTGCGGACCTGTGCAGCCGGACGTTCGCGGCGTGCGAACGCTTCATCCGCGAACTCGCCGAACTGAAGGGGACGCACAATGCCCGAACCGACCGCGCCGAAGCCGGCCCAGAACCAGGTGAAGCAGCCGATCAAGCCGACGCCCGCACCGGCCACGTCCCCGGCTGTAGCGGACCCGGCTGCTGCCCCGGCTGCGTCAACCTCCCCTTCGTCAGCCAGGCCGAGCCCGACGCCGGCCCCTTCTCCGGCTGCCCCGAAGGCTGCTCCACCGCCTGCCGCCGCTCAATCCCATGCGACCGCGTCGTCGGCGGCGACTTCGTCCGCAACGGCGTCTGGAACGGCCCCGAAGCCGACTGAGCCTGACGTCGCGCTCGTCGAGGTCTGCAAGGACGGCGAGACACTCCACGTACACCCCACGACCGTCGTCGTCCACGTCTCCGCCGGCTGGCGGATCGTGCCCAAGTCAGACTGACCACGCCTCGCGCCTCCGGGCGTCGCGTCCGTCCTCCGCGCGGCGTCCGGGGGTGTTTCCTTCAGCCAGCGGGGGCGAGTCATGCTCGAATTCAAGAAAATCCAGGGCGTCGGCGACGTCGAGCCGATCACGATCAGGACGCCCACGTCCAACGGCGGCTTCGCCGACCTGACCGACAAGTACACCGGCGACGAGGAACTCCTGTGCGTCCTCTGGCCGGGCGACGACCAGGCCGTGACGGCGACGCTGCCCGCGACGTGGGACAGCGGCCCGTTGGGTCAGGTGCGGATCACCTTCCCGCAAGCGACGATGGCGACGCTGGAAGCGACCTGGTATTACGGCCTGTTGACGCTGGCCGACAGCTCCGAAGCCCTCGCCGAGTTCCGCGTCGAGGTCGAGGCCGGACCCGGCGCGGCCGCCGCACTCAAGGTCTATCACAGCTACAAGGACTTGCTCGACGAGGCGCCTTGGGCCGCCAAGCTGGCCGACCAGCTCAAGGACCAGAGCGGGTTCGCCGAGGTCAGGGCCGAATCCCGCCGGTGGGTCGACGCCGCGATCCTCCGTGCCGTCCCGACGCTCGACTGGGGGCCGACCTCGTATCGGACCTACGCCGCGTCGTTCTACGGCTCGCTGCCCTACGACCCTTACGGCTCGCTCGGCCTCGCCGACGACCCGACCATCGCCGCCGCGCTCGACGCCGACCAGCTCATCCTGACGACGTCCACGGGGCGCAGGTTCGTCCAGGCGGCCGTCTACAAGACGCTCAGCGTGATCACCCGACGCGCGGTGGGCATGACCGCCAACAACGACCTGCTCGCGCTCTCGGAGAAGTACGAAGTCATGGCGGACAAGAAGCTGGCGACGTGCGTCGCCGAGATCGACGTGAACGCGGACGGCATCCCCGAGCACGTCTTCTCGCTCGCCAGCCGGGCCAGATTGAGGCGAGCATGAGCATACCCGGACTGCCGCAAGGCAACCGCTCCAAGGTGTTCCGCCGCATCTGCCAGCAGCTCAGGACCGACCCCGTTCTGTCCACCGTGGTCACGAACTGGGACACATACGCGGGCGAGTCGGCCGACCAGATGCCGGGCAACATCATGCAATGCCCGTACATCAAGCTCCTGCCCCTGCTCGGCTCCGTCGGCTGGTACGCCCCGGACGCCCAGATGGGTCCGCTGGACATCCAGATCCAGGCGGGCGTGGACGGCCTCGACGCCGCCGACTGCCTCGACCTCTGGGACGCGTTCGAGCGGGCCATCTACCCGTACCAAGGCCGCGACAAACAGCTCGCGTTCGAGGCCGAACTCGTGAGCCTCGGGGCGGAGACGGGCCAGATCCAGTTCTCCCGGCCGGCGTCGATCGCCGAATTGCCCAACGCCAACAGCGGGCTCCAGTACACCCTGCTCGGAATGATGCAGGTGAACATCGTTCGGCCCTTCTCACCGTAAGGACGACTCATGGCCTCACGTGAATTCGCATTGATCGTCCAGGAGATCAGCTACGGCGTCCCCGTCGCCGTCGCCGACCGGGTGATCGGCACCAACGCCTGGTATCTCCGGCTGAGCGACCCGAACAGCTTCTCGATGCAGTCCACGCCGAACGTCCTGGACATCGCGTACGGCGGCGGGCTTAATACCCCGGCGTGCCACGTCAGCGACCAGTACACCTGCGCGGGGCA